CAGACATTGACAACGGCTGATTTTGACGTATTTGGATGAACCCTTTAGACCTGAATCTTGTCTGTAAGTTGCCACCTGGTGTGGTGATCGTGCCATTTATGCGCGAACATCTAAATAACTTTGTGTTGAATCAGCCTGACTTACAAGGACATGATGAGTCTGAGTTACGTCATCGCATAACGACGCAAGCAGAAGGTGGTCAGGCGATTACGGTAATACAGCGTGGTAAAACGCTTGGCATCTTTGGCTCATCACCCATCTGGACAGGCTTAGAAGAAGGTTGGTTCTTAGTGGATGAGGCAGTAAGACGCTACGGTCTTGCTATGACAAAGGTTGCAAAAAAGTGGATTGCGCTTAAATTTCAAAAAGATAGGTTGAATCGTTTACAAATTACAGTAAGATGCGATGATATCAGAGCGTACAAGTGGGCAAAGTGCTTAGGCTTTTCAGATGATGGTGTAATGAGGCGATTTGGCCCCGATGGTTCTGACTTTTTTATGATGGCAATTACAAAGGATTAAATTATGAGCGCTGTAGTTGAAAAAGTTACAGGCAAAGGCAAACAGCCTACAGCCACAGCTCCAGAAAAAGTTACTGCAACAGCAGCGGACACGCAAGCAGCAATGCAAAGGCAAGCCTCTTTACGAGCACGTCGCGGCATGGGTGGTTTGTTTTCTCGTAGTTTAGGCGATACCCAAGATACATTAGGTGGTTAATGATGAGTGCTATATTTGGTAAACCTGACACTTCGGCTCAAGAAGAGCAGTTAAGAATTCAACGAGAGCAGTTAGAGTCACAAGAGAAGCGTCAACAAGCGCAAACAGCTCGTGAAGGTGCTGCACTTCAGGCTAAAACACTTGCTCGTCAGCGAGGCGGTCGCCGTATGTTGTTAGCTGATCGTGAAGATTCAGAGCTTGGTCTTGGTACGGATATCATATCGTGAAGCAAGAAAAGATTGCTAAAGTGATGAAAGAGTTTGCAAAAGGCAAACTAAAGTCTAGCTCTGGCAAAAAGGTAACAAGTAAGAAGCAAGCTGCGGCTATTGCTTATTCTGAGGCTGAGCGTAAGAAGAAATGACACGCCTTGTCGTAAAACGCGAATCGCTTGGTATCAATACTAAGCATACGTCACCGTCCTATATAGATGGCAATGATGAGCAGGTACTAATAAGCACAGCTTACGGACTACCGACAGTATCTACGCTTGAGGGGCATATTATCCAAGGTGATGCCTATTCTGCTGGCGCAGTATCAACCTCATTGGCTGATGGTGCTAGCTTAGATTTAGCGATTGCGTTTGGTTCTGGCGTTGAAGCAAGAATGAATGTTGAAGGCATTAGTGGCGGCAACGGCATGGGTTACTTCTATGAAAACGCAACCGTGTCAGGCGGAACGCCGTTAGGCTCTATCAACTTAGATCGCAATAGTACTAACACTAGCAACTCCGCTATCTTATTGTCTCCTACTGTAAGTTCAACAGGAACAACGCTAGCCCAGTACATTTTGATTGGTGGTGTTAAAAAGAAAGCAGCAGGTGGCGATGTGTCATCAGCGAGTATTATTCTTAAGCCGCTAACAACTTATTTGCTGCGTTTAACTAACAACAGCGGATCAGCACAGCCCGCTGAAATCATTTTGACTTGGTACGAATAAGGAGCCTGCAATGGCAGAGCCAAAGAAACTCACACCAGAGCAGATTATTAAGCGTCAACAGCTTGCTCAATCTCGCAAAGACAATTTCCGTGACTTGTACGAAGATGCGTACGAGTTTGCATTGCCACAGCGTAACCTTTATGACGGTGACTTTGAGGGCAAAATAGGCGGTCAAAAGAAGATGAGTCGTGTATTTGACTCTACCGCTATTAACTCAACTCAGCGTTTTGCTAACCGTATGCAATCTGGCATCTTCCCGCCACAGCGTAAGTGGTGCAAGCTAGAGCCAGGTAGCGATGTTCCACCTGAGCGTCGATTTGAAGTACAACAAGCTTTAGACGTATTTAATGACAAAATGTTCGATGTGTTAAAGCAGTCGAACTTTGACATTGCGATTGGTGAGTTCTTGCTTGACCTGTCAGTTGGTACAGCAGTGATGCTGGTTCAACCTGGCGATGGCATTACACCGATTAACTTTATCCCTGTTCCTCAGTATCTTGTGGCATTTGAAGAAGGCGCAAACGGTCAGGTAGACAATGTGTACCGTCGTATGCGTATTAAGGGCGAAGCGATTAAGCAGCAGTGGCCTGACGCTGAAATTGATTCTGAGCTACAAAAACGAATTGATGATAAGCCAACTGAAGAAGTTGACTTAGTTGAAGCAACTATTTACGACTATGATCGTGGCGATTATTGCTATCACGTTATTCACCCAAAGAGCAAATCTGAGCTAGTTTACAAGCGCCAGAAGTCTAGCCCTTGGGTAGTCAGCCGTTTTATGAAAGTGGCTGGTGAAATCTATGGTCGCGGCCCAGTGATTACTGCGCTGCCTGACATTAAGACCCTGAACAAGACGCTTGAGTTGTTGTTAAAAAATGCGTCACTGGCTATCACGGGCGTGTACACAGCAGCAGACGATGGCGTATTGAACCCGCAAACAATACGAATCGTTCCTGGCGCGATCATACCTGTTGCGAGGAATGGTGGCCCTCAAGGTGAATCTCTCCGCGCTCTACCACGAGCAGGTGATTTCAACGTAAGTCAGATTATTATCAATGACTTACGCATGAATATTAAGAAAACACTTTTAGATGAATCATTGCCGCCTGACAATATGTCTGCTCGCTCTGCGACAGAAGTTGTCGAGCGTATGAAAGAGCTAGCTCAGAACTTAGGCTCTGCGTTTGGTCGATTGGTCAACGAGACTATGATTCCACTGGTTGCTAAGACACTGGAAGTTATGGATCAGAATGGCATGATTACCCTTCCGCTGAAGGTCGATGGCCTAGAAGTCAAGGTAAGTCCTACTTCTCCATTGGCAGCAGCACAGAATATGGAAGAGGTGAATCAGATTATGCAGTTCGCTCAAATCGCACAAGGTATGGGGCCAGAAGGTCAGTTGGCTGTTAAGACAGGCGACATGATTGACTATGTAGCTGACAAGATGGGTATTCCTGCCGCTATCCGCACAACGCCTATGGAGCGTGAGCAGATGATGATGGAAGCTCAGCAAATGGCGATGGCAGTCCAACAAGCACAAATGCAAGGCGCTAGTCCTATGCAATCGGCAGAAATGGCTGCTGAAGGCATGACTCAATGAGCTGGGACGAAATTGAGCCTGACGTAAGCATTCCAGAAGACCGTAAACGCGACGATCTTGACATCCTAATTGCACGAACATTCTCGACTGAGAATGGGCAAAAAGTGTTGGCATGGCTTCGAGAGACTTATCTTGAGAATCCAAGCTGGCAACCTGGAGCTGAAAGCAGCTACGGGTTTTACCGTGAAGGACAGAATGCTGTCATTCGCGACATTGAAAAACGTATCAAGAGGATTAAAGAATGAGCGAAACCGAAGAAGGCGGTGGCCTGTTAGACGGTGTAGCAGCGGAAGCTGAAACACAAGAAGACAGCACAACCTCTGCTGAAGCGGAAATCAGCCATGTGGCTGCTGACCCTGAAGCGGAGTCAGCAGAACCATTAGAGCGTCCTGATTGGTGGCCAGAGAAGTTCTGGGCTAAGGACGACAATGAACCAATGCTTGAAGAGATTGCCAAATCATACGCAGAGCTAGAAAAGAAGTTCCGTGCTGGTGATCACAAAGCTCCAGAAGACTACACGATGGATGTGTTCAATGGCTCGACAGAAGACGATCCTGTTGTCGGCGCTTATGTTGAATGGGCAAAGAAGAACGGTATCAATCAAGAGGCTTTTGACGAGCTTGCATCAGCAGTCTTGGAGTTTGGAGGCAATGAGGCGCAACAAATCCAAGTCTCATTAGAGCAAGAGCGAGCAGCTCTAGGCCCTAATGCAGATGCCATTATTAAGAACATGGCAACCTGGGGACAGGGCTTTGTTGATAAAGGCATTTGGGGGCAAGAGGATTACGAAGAGTTTAAGATTTGGGGTGGCACTGCCAATGGCATCAAAGCACTTCAAAAGCTACGTTCTTCGTATGAAGGTCGAGTACAGATTGAGACTGCTCCATCATCAGATATGCCATCAAAAGATGAGCTATATGAGATGGTAGGCAAGCCAGAGTACAAGACTGACCCAGCTTATCGACGAAAAGTTGAAAAGATGTTCGAACAGGCATTTGGTCAATAGTAAAGTTAAACCCCTTAATTGGGGTTTTTCTTTAAATACTTGTTGCAAGTTTCTGATTCGTGTATAAAATCACCGTAGGCTAATCGCATTAGCGACCCTAAATAGTAGTGACCTACTCAACGGGCGAGTTGTAAAACGCAAGTTCAGGCCCACGCAATGTGGACAACCATAAGAGCGAAACTTTAACCGTAAATTATTGATCAGGAGATCACAATGGCAATTAATGTATCAAACGCCTTTGTTACGCTGTTCGATGCGGAGGTTAAACAGGCTTACCAGGGTGAGTCTATGTTGCGTAATACCGTCCGTCTTCGTACTGGTGTAGAAGGTTCTACTCACAAGTTCCCTAAAATTGGCAAAGGCGTAGCGCAAGTTCGTGTTCCACAAACTGACGTTACTCCAATGAATGTTGATTACTCTCAAGCAACTGTAACCTTGTCAGATTACATCGCTGCTGAGTACTCAGACATCTTCAACCAAGCTAAAATCAACTTCGACGAGCGTTCTGAGTTGGTTCAAGTTGTATCTAAGTCAATCGGTCGTCGTGCTGACCAGTTGATCATCGATGCACTTGACGCAGCTTCTACTTCTCTAACTGTTGCTTCTTCAATCGGTGGTGCTAACACCAACCTGAACATGGACAAGCTGTTAGAAGCTAAGAAGTTGATGGACGCTAACAACGTACCTGCTGAAGGTCGTCATATGTTGATCCACGCTAACAACCTTTCTGCGTTGTTGGGTGAAACTGAAGTGACTTCATCTGATTTCAACAGCGTTCGCGCATTGGTTTCAGGCGAAGTAAACACTTTCTTAGGCTTTAACTTCCACGTTATCGGTGATCGTGACGAGGGTGGTTTGACTCTTACTACTGGTGATCGTCAGTGTTTCGCATGGCATCAATCATCTCTCGGCATGGCTGAGGGCATGGGTATCCGTACCGAAATCAACTACATCCCTGAGAAGACTTCTCACCTTGTTGCATCTATGTTCTCTGCTGGTGCTGTTGGCATCGACGCAGAAGGCATCGTTGAAATCACTTGTGACGAAGACGGCGCATAATAGGGGGATATAGAAATGGCATATTCAAATACTGGCTGGACTACTGTTGCAGCACCTAAGCGTGGCAATGCTCCTAGCATCTACGCATACAAAACCACTGACGCTATTGCTGATGTGAATACTGAAGGATACTTCAATACCTTGTCTGATACCCTTGAGGTAGGCGACTTGATCTATTGTGTAACTTCAACTGGTTCAACTGCTGTTTGCACACTTACTCAGGTTCTTTCGAACTCTGGTGGCGTTGTAGACGTAGCAGATGGAACTACCTTAGCTGCAACTGATGGTGACTAATTAGTTGTTAAGCTGAATAGGCGGTTACTTCTGAAATATGGGGTAGCCGCCTTTTTCCTTACAGGAGCTAGAAATGGCAACAGGCGATACAGGAATCACTATATGTTCAGACGCACTGGTTCTGCTTGGTGCGGCTCCCATTTCGTCTTTTAATGACGGGACAGACGAGGCAAATACTTGTGATCGTTTATACCCAGACGTAAGAGATTCGACCCTTCAGTCCCATCCCTGGGCTTTTTCATTTAAGAAGGTTCAGTTAGCTAAGACAGTTGATACTCCCGTTAATGAATGGAAGTATGAATACCAGCTCCCTTCTGATCGTATTGGCCCACCAAGAGCTGCATTTAACAGCACTGAAGTTGGCGCTCGACCATTTCAAAAATGGGAAATCTACGGTGACAAGTTGCTCACCAATGAAGAAACCATCGTTATTGATTACCAATACTCGGTATCAGAATCGGTTATGCCGATTTGGTTTGTTCAACTACTCAAATACCAAATGGCTTGGCACTTAGCTGAGCCTATTACTGATCAGGTATCTAAGACTGATTACTGGAAAGGTGTTGCTCTAGGCACTCCAGGTGAAAACAATCGTGGTGGGTATATGCGTACTGCGATGAGTATTGATGGTCAGGGTAATACCCCACAAGCCATCGAAGACTATAGCTTGATTGCGGTACGTTACTAATGGCTAAGTATGTCGATATTCAAACGAACTTTACAAGCGGTGAGATTGATCCGTTATTGCGTTCGCGTATTGACATTAAGCAGTACCAGAACGGCGCATCAAAGCTAACTAATGTGTTTGTTCAGCCTCAAGGTGGCGTTAAGCGTCGCCCTGGTTTAAGGCAGCTCAAAGAGATTCCTACTGAGTTTAGCCCTGAAGATGGAATCAAATTGATCCCATTCGAGTTTAGTGTAAACGACAGTTATATGCTTGCACTAAGCAAAGAAGGGATATTTATCTTTAGAAATAAAGAGCATATCCAGGGAAATGAAACAAAAACAGTATCAGGTGTAACTGAATTTACAACTTACAATTTCTATATTACGCCCGATAAGTTTGATGATTTATGCTTTACGCAATCTGCTGACACCATAATTCTGACACACGAGGATATGAATCCCGTAACGATCAAAAGGTCTGGTGATATTCATAATAGCTGGTCAATGGGTCAGATCAGTTTTGATAGCGTTCCAAAGTATGCGTATAACTTATACCGCGCTAATCCAACAGGCACATTAACACCTGATGAGATCAGTGGAACTGTTACGCTAACCGCTAGTGTTGGAAATACTCACTCTGGAACAGCTACCGCTGGTGGTACTGATAGCATAACGCTAGACGCTTTAGCATCGTCAACTGATGATGAATATAACAATTTATATATTGAGCTGACAGGTGGCACTGGTTCAGGTCAAATTAGAATAATTAGAGATTATGTTGGCTCTACTAAAGTAGCAACAGTCTATGAGGATTGGGATACACAGCCAGATGCAACTAGCACCTTTGAGATTAAGGCGTTTACGACAGAATCAGTAGGTCAGTACATAAACGCATCACCTCAAGGTCGATTGCGTATTGTTGAGTATGTTTCTTC